GAAAGCCTGCTCGGGCATCCTGCGCCGCGCCGTGTCGCGGGGCAAAGAGTTGCCCCCACCCTTAGCGCGCGCACTAAAGGCGGTGGCGGACTCGGAACCGACTTCGATTGCGATGGCGGCTTAGTCGCGCAGGAGCCTTACACGCTCGCTATCCGCGGTCGCGATGACGGCCACGCGCTCGAATATCGCCAAGACGGTACAGCCAACGCGATCCTGACTCCGAATGGCGGGCGCGGCGGAATCGGAGTAGGCGCGGTCGCATTCGCGATTCAGGCCGGTGCGCTGCGCGAGAACGTCACGAGCGGGCCGGACGGCATGGGCGTGCAACCGGACATCGCATACACGATCGAGGCGCGCGCAGAGGTTCAGGCGGTCGCATTCGCCGAGAACAGCCGCGCCGAGCTCCGGCTCGAAGGCGGAGACGGCCAGCGCGTCGGCGCGATCTCGACAGGCGGGGGCAAGCCCGGCCAGGGCGTCCCCATGATTGCCACCGATGCGGTGCGCCGCCTGACCCCGCGCGAGTGCGAACGCCTGCAGGGATTCCCGGACGACTACACGCTGATCAACGTGCGCGGCAAGCCGGCCGCAGACGGGCCGCGCTACAAGGCTCTCGGCAACAGCATGGCCGTGCCGGTGATGCGCTGGATCGGCAAGCGCATTGAACTCGTTGACGCCGCCTAGCCACTCTTCATTTTTGAGGAAAGCATGACCCATACACACCTAAAGCCTTGCCCGTTCTGCGGCGACGAAGCTGAACACATCCATGTGTTCGCTTACGAAGAAATCGTTCGATGCAGCAATCCATGCTGCTTTGTGCGCCCCTCAGTGACGTGCGAATTGCCTGTCGAGTGCGAAGAACTTTGGAACAAGCGCGCTCCGACCGACCGCGAAGAATAGCCGCCGCCTAACCGCCGACACCATTTTTGAGAACCGACATGGCCACCGTACAAATCCGAGTCGTTCAGTGGGAGGACAAGCCTGACACGATGGGTGCGAAGCTGCGCGGCCTGCGCAGGGATGCGGGTCTGACGCAGATTCAGCTTGCCGAGAAAGTCGGGCTGTCGTGGAAGACGGTTCAGAGCATCGAGCGCAACGTGTATTCGCCGTGCTGGAAGAACTTCACGAAGCTCGCGCGGTACTTCAACGTCTCGCTGGATTGGTTGGCCGAATGAGATTTTTCACCGGACTCCACCAGCCATCGGACGCGAAACACTTCGACGCCGCGTTCGTCAGCGTGAACAGGCTGCGGAATCGGAAGTCCGGATTCGAGGTTGGCGACTGGATCATGGACAGCGGCGCGTTCACGGAGATTTCGAAGTACGTGCATTACCGGCATGAGGTTGCCGACTATGCCGCGCAGATCAAGCGCTGGAGCACGAATGGCAACCTGCTCGCGGCGGTTTCGCAAGACTTCATGTGCGAAGCATGGATCGTCGAGAAGACCGGCCTGAGTGTCGAGATTCACCAGCAGCTCACGATCGAGCGATACGACGCGCTGATGCAATGCGATGTCGGCGGCGTCTACATCCTGCCGGTGCTTCAGGGCTACGACCCGCAGGACTACGCGAGGCACATCGAGATGTACGGCGATCGGCTGAAGCCCGGCGCATGGGTCGGAGTCGGATCGGTCTGCAAGCGAAACGGTGACCCGCGCGCGATCGAGAACGTGTTGCTCGCGATCCATGCGAAGCGTCCCGATCTGAAGCTTCACGGATTCGGCCTAAAGTCCACGGCGCTTTCGTCATGGATCGTCACCGAGCTGCTGCACACCGCGGACTCGATGGCCTGGAGCTTTCACGCGCGCATCAACGGGCGCAACGGCAACGACTGGAAAGAGGCGAAAGCATGGACGGACAAGATCAACAGACGCCCGATGCAGTACGGGCTGTTCATGGAGTGAACATGGAACACGCTGAGGCAGTGAAACTCATCAAGGATTATGGCTTCGCCGTACTGAAGCATCAGAACAACTGGTTAGGCGAGGCATACGAAGCGCTGCTTCGCGCCCTTCTCTCCGCGAGCATCGCCGACACAGCGGGGGCGAAGCCGGTGGCGCAATGGCAAACCAAGCTGCGCGAACCGATTCTTCAGTCCGACACATGGATCAATGTTAGCGAGGAAGGCGCACGTAAGACGATAGAGAAGTGGTCACACGTCTACGAAGTGCGCGCCCTTGTCGTCGCCGCCACTCCCGCGAGTTCGGTAGCCGATGTGAAGCCATGCACGTGCCACCCTGATGACAATCCGCCAATACCGTGTGCCAAGCAGTATGCGTTGAGCGAATGTCGTTCGGTAGCCGATGCGGCGGGGGCGAGTGAGGATGCTCTGTCGCAGATCGCTGTCGTAGTCAAAGACCTGATTGAGTGCCTGATGCTGTGGAATGGGCAAGCATTTGCGGGGCTCGACATGGATGCACTTGCAGGCTTGCGGGACGAACTTAACGACATCGCAAAGGAGTCCAGCAATGACCTTATGCAGGCAGCGTGGAGCGCACGAGACGCCGAAATCGCCGCGCTGCGCAAAGAGCGCGACCACTGGAAAGCGAATCACGATGCTCAGGTGTCGCGGGCGCGATTGCTAATCGAACGCACCGATATGCCGCTTGAACGTGTTCGAGCGTATGAAGAACTCGCCGCGCTGCGCGAGCGGATCGCGGGGATGGAGAAGGATGCGGAGCGCGCCCGGTGGATCGATGTCGAAACGCGCGCCCCGGAGTGTGGCGAGTGGGTTCTAGCCACCAACGGAAAATGGACCGGCGTCGCTGCCTATTTCACTGACGTCGTAGATAGCGACGAGCACTGGCAGGACGAGCGACGCGAGTTCATCGAAATGCTCGGTCCGAAAGTCACGCACTGGATGCCGCTTCCCGACGCGCCTACGCCCTGATCAGGAATGCGCGAGCGCCATCAGATCTCCCAGTTTCCAATCAGGCGCCTCTTGGGCGATCTTGTGAATGAAGGTACGCATATACACCGCGCCGTGCGCTTTGCTGTCCGCGTCGTAGTGGCCGTATTGGATGACAACGTCCGCCACCGCAAGAGCGTCGGCGGATTCGAGAAGGGTCTGGGCGTGGATTTTGTTCATGCCCGCGTTATCGGCAGCAATAGACCGAACTTTAGGCAGTGAAATGCAGCAGCAAATCGAAGAATTCATGCGCGTGACGCGCCTAGCTCTTGCCCCATCCGAGCGCCTCTCGGCGGCTGTAGTCCGCGTTCTTGATCTTGATCCAGTCGCGGGAACGTCCGGAACTGTACGGGGCGTCGAGCCTCTTGGCGACCATGCCTTCCAAGTCGTGCGCGATTGCCTGCTCGAAGACCCAACGACCTTCCCCGACAATGCCGGTGGCGAAGATCACGGTCTTCGTGTCATCGAATGCGCTCCGAAGGCGACGTTTTCGCTCCTCCAGAGGCAGGCCGCGGAGATCGTCATCGCCGATTGCGAGCGCGTCGAAGAAATACAAACGTGCGGGATGGCGGGCGACGGCCTGGCGGACGGCTCCCGGCGTCTTGGTCACAGCTCGCCGGCGAAGCCATTCGAACGACGAGCGGCCATTCTGCTCGTCAACGGTCAGCTCCGCGTCGAGGACGAAATTTCCCGGAATGCTCGTGACGGCCGCGGCGACGTCGGGGAACGAGCTGCCCAGTTCGTTCCCGTTTCGGCTCAGGAGTTCGACCACGCCGTCCGACTTACGCACGAGACAGCGGTATCCGTCGTATTTGAGTTCGAAGATCCACTCGGCGTCTTTGAATGGACGCTTCCCGAGCGTCGCGAGCATCAGATCACTGGCGCTGATACTTTTCGCCAATGTCATGGCGGCTCAGCCATGCGGAGACGAACGACGCCTTCGCCCATGCGAACGCACCGTGCCCGACGCCCGTCTCAGTCAGCCCAGAAAACGCGCAGAAATGGTCGAAGTCATCGAGCGGAGTATGCCCCAGCTCATTGCGCGGCCACGGATCTCGTCGAGTGGTCCGAAACAGTTCATCTGGATTTTCGTAGCACATCATGGGCTCCGCCGAGGTTTGTTTCAGACCAGCAACGTGCGGACCAGCAGGCACAACACTACATCGAAGCATTCTTGCGCGTCAGCCGCGCTTATCTGGAGTCGCGAGATGACTGAAAGACTGATGACGCCTGAAGACCTGAAGCGAATCACCGGTCGCGTACGCTATAGCAAACAAGCCGAGTGGTTCATGCAGGCTTTCGGCGTGGAAATCACCCGATCGTTCGATGGCGCTCCGATCATGACTTGGGCACTTTACGAATCACTGCTTGCCCGCCGCGCCGGCCTTGACGCCGGGAATGACCGATCGCCCGCCCGGAAAACTAAAATCTGCTCACCCTTCGTATGAATGCACGTCGCCGTCAAAGACCCTCCAACTTGCCCGCGCGCGTCTACGCGAATGGCGCAAGCTGGTATTGGGTCGTTCCACGCACGAACAAATGGGTTCGGCTTTGCAAGATCGCCGAGGGCGAGACCACCATGTTGGCGCGGCTCGTGGTGGCGCGCCGCAAATACGAAGCGCCGCCGGGAACCGGCGACGCGGGTCCGTTGATCGATCGCTACATCGAGGAAAAAGGCCCGACGCTGAAGTCGCAGAAATCCTGGGCGCGGACTGGCCGCTACGCGCGCAATGCGCTGCGTGACGCGAACGTGGCCGACATCGAGCCAGGCGACATCAGCGAAGTCCTTGCTTTCTGGGATGACAAGCTGACGATGCAAAACCACGTCAGATCCTTCCTGTCTGGTTTTTTCTTCTGGTGCGTGAGAAAGCGCCACACGAAGACGAACCCGGTGCGCGACATCAAGATCAAGACCCCTCCGAGGCGCGGCGTGTACATCACGGACGACCACTTTGCGGCGATCCGAAAGCAACTGGCGCACTTCGAGCAAAAGGCCAACACCAGAACTAAGGAAGGAATCTTCGCCCGCAACGGCCGGATGATGCAGTGCTTCGTCGATCTCTGCTACCTGACCGCACAGCGCTCGACCGAAATCCGGACGCTGAAGTGGTCACAGATTGATCGGGCTGCCGGCGTGATCCACTTCCTGCCCAGCAAGACCGCCGACAGCAGCGGCGTCACCGTCGACTTCGCCATCACGCCCGAAATAGAGGCCGTGCTCGCCCGAATCCGCGAGATCGATCAGCAGCCGCGCATCGGCGACGCGTACGTGATTCACAACCGCAAACTCGAACCGTACAAACCCGAAGCGCTTCTCGCCGCCTGGACGCGAGCAGCAGCAAAGGCCGGACTGGCGGCAAAGCGATACACGATTAAGGACATCCGGGCGAAGGCGCTAACGGACGCAAAGCGCGCCGGATACGAGACGAAGGAATTGATGGTTGCGGCAGGACATACGCGAGAGGCCACGACTCACATTTACTTCAAAAAACTCGATATTCCCGTCAGCCACGTTCGGCTTTCGATCCCGAAATCCGCGTGA